GTGTGGGTAGGGCATTTAATTTTTATAACATGTTACACATATACAAAGGCATTGACAATAATTTGATATTTACCGGCTTAGAATTGGCGACAATTACTAACCCGAAATACTTGTTTATTTTCACAAGTGCAACAGAAAATTGTGTTACATTTGTAGGGACTAACATAAGCACAGATGATAGGTACCAGAAGGTTCTAGTTTTAAAGTCTGTGTTTCAAAATAAAGAGAGTGGCACTTGGAGGTATAAGATAAGAGAACAAGCAAGCGCGACTAACACTAAAGAGAGTTTGAGCGGTGCGATAGTAGAAGAGGGATTTATGTATTTACATGATGAAACCGATTGTCCTCAACCAGAGTACAACGAGCAAGATAACGAATTTAAAACTTATACAAGTGAGCAATAAATATCAATTAATAAACATTCAGTTTGATCAAGCGCAGCAGCCTAAATTTGAAGAGAAAAAAGGCAAAAATTATGTTGAGTTTGGTGCTAAAAACAATTACCCAAACTATTTGATTGAGTTGTATGGTGAGTCACCTAAGCACGGAGCAATTGTTAAGGGCAAAGTAAACTACATATTTGGTAAAGGTTTTGAAGGTGTAGAGCAAAAAGCAAACACACAAGGCGAGACTTGGAATCAAATCATGAAGCGTGCCATCTTAGATGATGAGTTACAAGGTGGCTATTACTTACAAATCATTTACAATACTCTAGGCAAGATCAAAGATGTATTTCATATTGAATTTCAAAAGGTAAGAGCAAGTAAAGATTTAAAGACATTCTATGTTAAGAATGACTGGACTGCTAGTGACTTTAAAGAGAAAGCAAGAGAATATCCAGCATTTAATCCAAACGATCCTAGTGGGCCTCAAATATTCTTTGTAAAGCAATACAACCCTAAAAGCGATGTATATCCTTTACCTAGTTATTTTCAAGGCCTTAATTATATTGAGAGTGACATCCAAGTAAGCAGACACATTTTAGGCAATGCAAAGCATAACTTTGTAGCTACTAAATTGATCAACTTTAACAATGGCCTACCTCAAGAAGAGGAGCAAGAAGAGGTTGAGAGCGATTTAAAGAAAAAGTTTGCAAATCATGATGGTGACCGCGTGGTGATCGCATTTAATCCATCTAGAGAGAATGCAGTTGACATTGTAAACTTAGGCGAGACAAGCTTAACAAAAGAAGATTTTACCAATGTAAATAACTTGATCATGCAAGAGATTTTCTCTTGTCATCAAGTAACTAGTCCGATGCTATTTGGTATCAAGACTGAGGGCCAATTAGGTGGCAGAAGCGAGATCCGTGATGCTTACCAAATATTCCAAAATACTTATGTAAATGAGCGCCAGCAAGAGCATGAGCAAACATTTACTAAATTAATGAACTTGGCCGGTATTGAGGGCGAGTTTAAGATCGTACCAGTTGAGCCATTAAGCTTTGAGTTTAGCGAGGCGGTAATGAGCGCTAACATGACAAGGGAGGAGATCCGTGAGAAATTAGGCTTGCAAAGTTCAGTTGTAACAGATGCTAGTGGTGTGACTACACAACCAGTACAAGCAAATGCAACTTTGACTAACTTAAGCGGTCGCCAGCATCAAAATGTGATGCGCATAGTGCGTCAATTTGGATCTGGCAAGATCAACAAAGCGCAAGCAGCTTTAATGTTAAAGAATGGCTTTGGCTTTACAGATGCAGATGTTGACACTTTCTTAGGTGTTGATGATGATCCGGCAACAGAGCAAGCTTTTGCATCTATGCAAGATGATTTGCTTGTGAATGAGTTTGCAGCATGTGGTGACAATGTAGAAGATTTTGATGTAGTTGAGACGCATGACGCTAAAAACTTTGAGCAATTCGCAGATGAAGAGATTAACACTTTAAAGGCAAATGTGCTTGATTTGATCAGCAAAGACAAAAGAATCACACCAGAGGTATTAGCTAAGGTGTTAAATAAAAGTGTTGAGCAAATAGATCAAACGCTTGAGGCGCTAAAGGTTGAGGGGTACTTAGTGCAGACTGGAGCTGCAATGAGCATTTTAAACCCCAATTACACTCCAGTGGTGAGACAATTAACTGAGCCACTTAGCAAAATTGCTGGCGGTGACAAGACTACTAAGACCGAGGTGTTGCTTAGATATACTTACTCTGGGCCAGAGGATAGTAAAAATAGACCATTTTGTGCAAGGATGTTGCAATTGGCTAAGACTAAACTTTGGAGCCGTGCAGACATTGAGAATATCAGCGAGCGCTTAGGTTACTCAGTGTGGGATCGTAGAGGCGGATGGTTTACGGAGCCAAATGGCAATCACAGACCATATTGCAGACATAGATGGCAAGTTAAAATAGTAACTAGAAAAAAATAATTAAATGAGTTTAAACGTACTTTTTATAACAGAGACACTTGTCAAAAGTCGCACCGCGATAAGTGAAGCGATCGATGGCAAGCAAATCTTGCCGGTGATCAAACTTGCTCAAGATAAATACATTTTGCCAGCACTAGGATCTGGTCTTTATAATAGATTACAACAAGGGATTGATATTGGTGACTTAAGCACAGATGAAAAGAATTTGCTTGATAATTACATCACTGACTCTTTGTTATGGTTTACAATTGGCGAGATGGTGATCAGTACTAGCTTTCAATTCTTTAGCAAGGGCGTGATGCAGAAAGGCGCAGAAGAGAGCAACAACGCATCTAAGGGCCAGCTTGAGTTATTAGAGCGCAAGTACATGAGCAATGGTGAGTTTTATAAGCAAAGATTGATTGACTATTTAAGAGAAAATAGTACCATGTTTGAGCAATACTTGCAATATGGTAGCGGCTTTGATGCTATTGCTCCACAGATACAAGCCTACACTTCACCTATTTATTTAGGTAGAAGAGGCGGCAGACGCAAAATTAGTAACTTAGATTTACCTTATGAAGATACGCAGTTATAAACGAGAGTTTGTAGAAAGAGTAAAAATGAAATTTAATGACATACAATCAAGTAATAAAGGAACTAAAAGCAATACTAGCAACGCATGCGATGATAAAAAGCATCAAGAATGCAACGCCAAGAGATTGGCTATTCGCAGATAGCCAGCCAGTATTTCCGATTGCTTGTGTGGCAATTAACAACGGATCTCTTAACGTAGGCCGTGAGCAAGTGTATAATATCACTTTATGTTTTCTAGATAAGGCTGGCCTTGAAGGTGAGTTTGAGCAAGATGTAACTAGTGATCAGTTGCAAATTTGTGCTGATATTATAAGCAAGTTAAGGAATGGCGCAAACGATTGGCAGATTGACGACAATATAACATATAATTTAATACTAGATAAGTTTGAGGACTATTTGAGCGGTGTTGAGGTAAGCTTTAACATGATCACTTATTCCGATTACGATGCTTGTGATATACCATTAAACCCATAATAAAAATGAGTTGTAATTCTACAAGCGCAGATTTAAGACCGGCGCAATACAATGTAAAGATTTGGCGAAATGATAGCTGGGCGCAGACATTTGCTTTATTAGCAGATACTACGCCTATTGACTTAAGCGGATCAACAATTTTAGTACAAGTAAGACCTACGCCATCAAGCAGCGTGGTAGCTTTAGAGTTAAGCACAGACAATAGCAGCATAAGCATTGGCGGTGTTGATAGCAATCAAATAACCCTAAATAAAATTGTAGACATAGCGGCTGGTACTTATGTCTATGATATGAATGTGACATTCCCTAGCGGTGAGGTCAAGACATATCTTTGGGGAAATTTTATTGTAAGTGAGGACATATCTAAAGCATAACAAACATGGAAATAATAAACATAACAGACGAGATCATTGAGGTAAATGTCACAGAAGCGATTGTTAATGTGGTAACACAAGATGGTGCATATCCTTTGCCAAGCAATGTATTTAGTGTATTTGGTAGAGTTGGTAATGTGGTAGGGCAAGCTGGTGATTACAATACTGATCTAGTAGGTGAAGGATTAATAAATAAATATTACACAGACGCTAGATCAAGAGCGGCAATTAGTGAGAATATCACTGGACTTGAGTACTCAAGTGCAAGTGGTATTTTTAGTCTTGCAAGTGGGTATCTTATCCCAACGCAAGCGATGCTTGATGCAAAAGTGCCTTACACTGGTGCAACTGGAAATGTGACTTTAGGCGAGCATCAATTATCTGCTGGACAAGTTGCATTTGATCAAACGCCAACCGGAGCTGCTGGTGTTGGTATTATGAGATGGAATGATACAGATGGCACTTTGGATCTAGGATTAAAGGGTGGCAATGTTACTTTGCAGATAGGACAAGAGCAAGTTAAGCGTGTAGTGAATGGTGCTGGCGTTAACTTAACAGAGGCAGCATATCAAGTAGTAAAAGTAATTGGTGCGCAAGGTCAAAGATTGCAAGTAGCACTTGCGCAAGCAAATAATGATTTAAATAGTGCAACAACTTTAGGTATTGTTACTGAGAATATCAATAACAATCAAGAAGGATTTATTACAACAAGTGGTGAGGTTAGAGAAATTAATACTACTGGATCTTTACAAGGTGAGACTTGGGCAGATGGTGACATCTTGTATTTAAGTCCATCAACTGCCGGCAAGATTACAAACATTAAGCCAGTGGCTCCAAATCACATGGTGATCCTTGGATATGTTGAGTATGCGCATTCACAACACGGCAAGATATTTGTGAAGATTGATAATGGATATGAGATCGGGGAATTGCATGATGTTAACACTACTGGTGAAGCTACAAATGATGGCTTATTTTTAGATAGTGATGGTGTGTGGAAGCCAAAGACAATCGCTGAGGTATTAGGATATACACCAGTGACAAGCGCTAGAACAATAAGCACAACATCGCCTTTAACTGGTGGTGGTGATTTAAGCGCAGATAGAACTATAAGTATGCCAGCTGCCACTACAAGTGTAAGCGGTTATTTAACAAGCACAGACTGGAATACATTTAATGCAAAGCAGCCGTTAATCACTGCTGGTACAACTGCACAATATTACAGAGGTGACAAGACATTCCAGACTTTAAACACTCTAGCAGTACCAGAGAATACAAATCTTTACTACACTCAAGCTAGATTTGACACTGCGTTTAGCGGCAAGTCAACTACAAATTTAGCTGAGGGTACAAATTTATACTTTACAACTGCAAGAGCGCAAGCTGCAATTAGCGGCACTTTGCCAATTAGCGTAAGCGGTGGCGTGGTGAGTATAAGCCAAGCAAGCGGATCTAGCAATGGTTATTTATCTAGCACAGACTGGAATACATTTAATGCAAAGCA